CATACACCAATAATGATCACTACGCTTGGGGGATACTGAGACACATTGAAAGCACCAACAGATCAGGTTGGGGTGCCGATGCTGGAAGTTCGTCTGGCAGGCGTGTTGATACCAGTGTAACATATTCAGCAAGTGGCAAGAATGTAGATATCGTCATTGTAGAAAACAACACATTAAGTGATCACGCAGAATATTCAAGCAGATTAGTAGATTATAATTGGGGACAACACTACAACACAATCACAGGTGGCACAAACTACACCTACAGCAACGCAGATGCTCGTGATAACTTTAGTGCAGAAGATAACCATCCAACGGCAGTGGCCTCATATGCGGCAGGTGAAAGATTTGGACTTGCCAAAGATGCCAATGTGTATATGTTAGACTTAACCTACGAGAGAAGCAAATCAGGTGGCAACAGCAATAGCAGAGCTTTCGCATACATTAGAGAATTTCACGCAAACAAATCTATCAACCCAGCAACAGGTAGAAAAAATCCTACCATTGTGAATGTGAGTTTGGGCACGATCAATACTTATTCAGGTGCCAGTGTAGCACACTTCCAAGGTAGCACATTAGACAAAGGCAACGGCAGTACATTCCTTACTGATGCTGAACTGTTGGCTCGCGGAGTATACAAGAACGCTGGTAAGACGTGGACTACGTTTACAAGCAACACCAACTTCCAAGTAAACAGTCCTTCACCTGACAGTGATCTAGTAGATGCTATAGCAGAAGGCGTTATTGTGGTTACTTCGGGTGGCAACAACAACAGATACACTGATGTATTAGGTGGCGACAACTATGACAACTATATGGTTACTGGCGCCGCATATGCGAACAAAGACTATTTCTTCAACGGCTACTATCCATTCAGAGATTATTACATGCGTGGCGATAACTTTTCACTCAACGGAGCAATAAACGTAGGCGCTTTAAGCAATGACACAGATGAAGGTAAAGCAGACTTCAGCAACTGGGGTCCGGGTATAGATGTATATGCCGCTGGAGAGACTGTAATGGGTGCTATGATGAAAGACGATATTACCTATGGTAATCCTTATTACGGACAGTTAAGCAACACACCAAAATGGGATACAATGGGTGTGCAAAACGGCACAAGTTATGCTTCACCTTTTATAGCAGGTATGCTGGCTTGTTTAGCAGAAGTATATCCCACACTCACACAAGCACAAGCAAGAGCATATTTACAAAACAATGCTGTCACAGGATTGATGGCGGATACAGCAGACGCAATAGATGTAGATGTAAGTACAAGAGTAAGCACGGACGGTTCAAACATTGATAGAATAGCACTATGGAAGAATCACAGACAAACATCAGGTAATATGGCGTTCAACACATATAACAAAGACGTAAATGATCGTCCTACAAGTGGATTGATGTATCCACGTACAAGAACACGTAGGCATGGGTAAATACTAATATGGCATATCAAAGTTCAAAACTTACAGCGGTACCTTACTTTTACGATAAACAACTTCGTAGATATATTCAGCAGTTCATAAGAATATTTGCTGGGTTTCAAGTTGCAATGCATAGCGATAGTGCTGGTAATGTAGTTTATCAAACTGCTCCAGTACGTTATGGTGACGTGAGTAGAATGGCGGCGCATATTGTAAGAGAAAATTCTGAGAATATGATACAAACTACTCCTTTTATTAGTTGCCATGTTACTGGATTAGAAACTGCACCTGATAGAAGAACTTTTGCACAATACGAAGAAACTGTTCCTGTGTTCGAAAAGAAATACAATGAAGTAACTAACAGTTATGAAAATGAACAAGGCAATTCGTATAGCATAAAAAGACATCAACCTGTGCCTTACAATTTAACAATGCAAGTAGATGTATGGACATCAAATACAGAACAAAAATTACAACTACTTGAGCAAATACTTGTACTGTTTAATCCAACATTGAACATACACACAAGCGACAATGCATTGGATTGGAGCACACTAAGCTATGTAGAATTAATTTCTAACACTTGGAGTATGAGAGCAATACCTAGTGGAGTAGATGACATAATTGATATCAGCACAATGACTTTTAATATGCCTGTATTAATTAATCCTCCAGCAAAAGTTACTAAACAAACAATTATTCATACTATCATTGATAACATTAACGACACAGACGATGCTGGACTAGCTTCACTCAGATCAGGTAATAGCTATGTACCTTTGTTTACAAGTTACAAAGTAGTTACATTGGACAACTATAAAATGCGTTTTACAATGAATGCAAACGGAGTTGGCACTGCACAATTACTAAGTCAAAGTGGAACTAACAGTGATGCAAATGGCATCTTAAATTGGAAAGATGTGTTTAAACCATTTGGTGAATTCAGAGATGATATCAGCCAACTAAGACTAAAACAAACACAAGATCCTGGAGACACACAAGGTGATATTATTGGAACAATTAAAATTGATCCAACCGATGTTAACTTACTAGAAATAACAATGGATTCAGCTACATTTCCAACAATGACACAACAGGCAATTGATGCAGTGATAGATCCACAAGCAAACGTTCCTGGTGATGGTACACTTGCCCCGGCGGCATCTGGTCAAAGATACTTGTTGACCAAATCCACAGCAGGCGGAGCAGGTTGGGGTGGTGTTGGTTTAGCAAATGATATTATTGAATATGATGGTGCTAATTGGATAGTTACGTTCGATGCTATCTCAAACGGATCTACAGAACAATTTGTCACAAATACTTTAACTATGGATAGATTAAAATACAACGGAACTAGCTGGATAAATGCATTTGAAGGCACTTACAATCCAGGATTTTGGCGAATATACCTATAATGATACAAGCAAGTGGTTGTTGTTTTCTTGCCTTAGATACAGGCAGGATTATGCTACAACAAAGAAGTAAAAAGTCTAGTCACCCATTAACTTGGAGTTTTTGGGGAGGCAAAGCTGATAAAAATGAACGTCCTATAGAAACATTGCTAAGAGAATGTAAGGAAGAAATTGGACCACTACCCGACATTGCCAAAGTACATCCGCTACATACATTCTTAAGTGATGATAAAAAGTTTACCTACAATACATTTTGTGTAACAGTGTTTGAAGAATTTATACCTAGTTGTAATCACGAAAGTAGCGGATACAGTTGGGTAAGTATAAACTGTTGGCCCAAGCCACTACACAGAGGTGCTAGAGTTGTTTTAAGCAATAAACAATTAGTAGATAAACTTGTAACTATATATGAACGTGAAAAAGATCAAACAGACTTACCAAATTGGTTAGACAGTTTCTGACTTTTGACTATCGCCTTTGCCAATCCTAAAATTATCTTCAACACTATCTGGAGTGCTTACTTCAATTATAATACTGTCGTCTTCCATTGCAACTAATTGATGTGGTAACATTGGCTGATTGCGCCAAGTGTCTCCGGTCTTTAATACCGAGCTTGACACTTCGGCATTTGTACAATCCATTATGTTAAGCATAAAACTACCTTTCAACACATACCAACTTTCATCTTTGTTTCTGTGAAAATGCATACTAAACTTAGATCCTTTACGATCAAAGAACATAAGTTTACCACAATACTTTTCGTTGGTTGCCCAGATTAATTCTCGACCCCAACCTTTTTCTTGTACTCCGTCTAATTGTGTCATCATACCTCCAACATTTCACTAAATTTTCCAAGTGGACTAGGTATCCAATTAAAATTTATTACATATCTTGCTTTTGTATTTGTATGAGTAGTTCCGCTATGCTTCCAATTTGAAGGAAATATAACAAATCTGTTTTCAATACTTTCCACTATGCCATAGTTTTCTATATATGTTTCGCCATCGTTACTGTTGAGATAAAATATTCCAGTCAACGCTCCTGGCACATATGTATCTATATGTAATCCGTGCCTAACAATTTTGTCAGATCTCGGTAGTAAGTTAATTTTTATCCTAATTATTTGTATTGGTTCAAAAATATTTATGAACTTAGACATTAAGTTATATGTATGATGATCAGTACAGATACCCATGTTTCCGTGTACATGATGATTGAACTGATATTGATAAAGTTCATCTACTTCTGCATTTTTATCCTTTTCATCAACTACATTTGGATTAAATTGCCAAGGAAAATTTGGATTCTGTATATGTCTACAAACTTCTTCCATGTCATTTTGACTTAATGCATTATCAATTATTTTCATTCCATTATCCTTTTAATTGTATCTGACGTACTATAGCTTTCTACAGTTGGCACAATATGCACAGGTGCTAAATCATGTCCGACGATTTCTTCTACAGTATAATCCCCGCCTTTTACAATTAAGTCTGGCTTTAGTTTGTTTATTAGCTCATAAGGTGTATCTTCATCAAACAACACAACTTCATCTACATACGATATTAATTCAAGTTGTTCTTTTCTTGTAGTTTGGTCGTTTACCGGACGTTCATCACCTTTTAGTCTCTTAACGCTTGCATCAGTATTCAGTCCAACGATTAGTTTGTCTCCTAGTTCTCTTGCTTGTTTTAGCAAAGATAAATGTCCTTTGTGTAGTATATCAAAACAACCATTTGTGAATATGACACGTTTTTGTAAATCTTCTTCTTTAACTATATAAGTGCCACTATGCTTAACACTTTCGGTACTAGCGTTCACTGCAATTTGCAAACACTTTTCGTAATCGTATTCTTTAGTCAAAGCATACACAAAAGCGGCTATAAAACAATCTCCCGCTCCTGTTACATCATTAACTTCGACTTGTGTCACTGGTACTGTGTATTGTTTATTGTCAATGGTAGCAGTTACATCTTTACCAGCATTTGTAGTAATGATATTACCTTTCCACTTATTAAAATTGTAATCGACCATTTCCTTCTGATTTGGTTTTACTAACCACGCACCTTC